TTTGATCTAGGCTGTGATCGGTCTGTGGGCTGTTACGAGCACCCTGGTCCAAATCGTCTCGCCCTCCGTGCAGTTGGGCGCCATAGGCACGAAGTACGCTCTCGTAGACTTGCGGTTCTTCACCGATCCGACGTTCGGCTACCCGGTTCACACGCACAAGCACCTCGGTATTTCCACAGGCCCCCCGGAACAGACCGTTATCCCAGCGGCGGTCACCACCCAGGCAGTCACGGCGAACTAATGGCTCTCCGAATTCACGGCCTGGCTGTCCACTTTCGCTTCGGCGTGCGGGGCTACCCTGAGCCGGCAGACGACACCGAGTTGCTCGCCGACTCGATCGAGACCATCCTCAAGACAGCGGTGGGCGAGCGGGTGCACCGGCCGACCTTCGGCTCCCATCTCAAGCGGATCGTGTTCGCCGACATGGGTCGTGCGGCTGCTGTTCGGGCACGCGTAGAGGCGCGGCGCGCGATCGAGAAGTGGGAGACGCGGGTCATCGTGGACGCCATCAACTTCCGAACCGAGGACAGTACAATCTTCCTCGACGTAGTCTGGCGTCCGAGGAACAACATGGCTGACGCCCGTCAAACCCAGATTCCGTTCGGTGATGGGGGTCTTCGCTGATGGGCATTTCACTCTCCACGACGGCGAAAGACCTCATCCGCTCCGGGTTCTTCGGCAAGGACTTCGACACAGCGGTCAACGAGATCGTCTCGTTCCTCCAGCTCCGCTTCGGCGTCGAAATCGCGAACAACATCGTGGGCTCCGAGCAAGGAGTCATGCTGATCGAGGCGTTCTCCTTCGGGTTCGCCACGGCCAACTGGTTTGGAGATCGGCAAGCAGACGACACCAACCTGCGCGACGTGCGCCTGCGGGCAGCCGCGGTCGCGATCGCCCGTCAGCTCGGCTACAAGCCTCGAGCTGCGGTGCCTCCGGCTGTCGAGATCACGATCACGCTCCTGACCGTGCCGACCGGACGCCTGACGATCGAGAAGGGGCGCAAGCTCTACGGGCCGAACGGCCTGGTCTTCGAGACGGCCGAGGAGGTCATCTTCGACCCGGGTGAGGTGGGACCGAAGACCTTCGGCGCCGTGCAGGGGCAAACGATCGAGGAAATCTTCACCTCCAACGGCGAGCCGGTGCAGGTGTTCCCGATCCTGACCGTACCCACCGGCAGCTCGATCGCCCAGGACACGCCGCGCGCCTTCGTCGCGGCCAACGAATGGCCGGAGCGCGAGTTCCTGACCTTCGTGCAGGACGAGCAGTTCGAGTTCCAGTACGGGTTCTCACCCCCGCGGGCGATCTTCGGCGATGGCATCGCAGGCAACATCCCGCCCCTGGACGACGAGATCCGCATCCGCATCTTCGTCACGGACGGTACCGGCGGCTCGGTGGCCTCCAACACGGTCACCACTTTCACGCAGCCGCTCGTCGCCGGGCTCCAGGTCATCGAGGCCCTACTCGTCCACAACGATCCGTCGACCCCCGGCGCGGATCGCGAGACGATCGACTCCATCAAGATCAACGCGCCGCAGGTGTTCCAGGCCGCGGATCGCGCCGTCACGCAAGCGGACATCGACGCCCTCATCAACGCGTTCAGCGACCCCGTGTTCGGCGCGGTCGCGATCGGTCGCGCGACGACTCCGCGATCCGTCGAGCAGGACGCCCAGGCGCTCACCATCATCGCGGCGATCGAGACCTCTTGCCCCTCGACGCTCACCTTCGGGGCGATTACCTCGGGTCCGTTCGTCGTCGGCGAGACGATCACCGGCTCGGTCAGCGGCGCGACGTCGACTGTGGTCGGCGCTGCGGGTGTGGACATCGCGATCTACAACACCAGCGGCAGCTTCGTCAGCGGAGAGACGATCACTGGCTCGACGAGCGGAGCCACGGCTCCCGTCGTCGTCGTTGTTCCAGCGCAGGCGGCGGCCGACCTGCGGACCTACTGGAACACTGTCCTCGCCTCGAACTGCCAGGCCAACATCGTGGTGGCCCAGATCCTCGCCAGCGATTCCGTTGGACGCTACGTGTCCGCACCGTCGGGACTCGCTCGAGCGGTAGAAGCCTTCCTCGACGCCCGACTCGAGAGCACGGTCAAGGCGCAGGTGGTCGACGGCACCATCAACCTGCTCTCGGTCGATCTCTCCGTGCAGGTGAAGACGACGTCGGCGTTCAGCGCTGCCGATCAAGTCCTCGCCGTCATCTCGACCGTGCGGTCCGTCCTTGAGGCGGAGTTGCTCGGGAGGTCTTACGGCACCTCGCTGCGGATCAGCGATCTCTACTTCCTCGCGGACAGCCAGGAGGGGGTCGACTTCACCAACATCACGATCACGAACCAGGCCACTCGCGTCGACGCCTTCGGCAACCTGCCGATCGAAGACTTCGAGGTCATCACCCTGGGCGTCCAGCCCGTCATGACCCCGCTGTAGGAGCTGCCCGATGGACCTCAGCCCAAACCTCCAGATCCCCCTCCCGCGCGAGTTCGAGGAGCCCTACTTCCAGACCGCTCGGAACCGCGACCTCGGGTGGGACGCGGGCGTCTTCGCCAACGCGGAGAACAGCCAGCTCCAGTTCGTCGACGGGGGCATCGTTGGCTGGGACGCGGACGCCAGCTCTCCCGAGAAGGGCATCCTGTTCTGGGGCGAGACGATCGGCGTCACGAGCTTCACCACACCGTTCCAGGCGCAGATCGCTGGCCCGGCGTCGGTCGAGCTGACCAACGGCGAGGTGCTTTACTTCGTCATGCCGCGCAAGATGCGGAAGAACACGCCGGTCCAGCTCATTCGCGCGAACCGAATCTTCTTCGAGGGCACGCGCCTCCACGACCTGCGGCTGTTCGCCGCGCGCGTTGGCGACACGATCTACTTCTACAACGGCCTCAGCCTTCAAGACGGCGAGCAAGGGCAGGTCTTTGGCGGCGGCCTCATCAACCTCTCGATCTTCCCGCCTCACCAGCACAAGCCCGCGCTCAAGATCGAGCCCCCAGCGCCGGCTGTGGCTGTCCTCGACGCGCAGGCCACCGCGCCCGCCCTTGTTGGCGTGCGCGTGTACCGCAACGGGTTCCTCCAGTCGAACCCGGACGACTACTCGATCGACCTCATCACAGGGCTCATCACGCTGGTCGTGCCAACCGTCAACTCGAGCGAGCGCTTCCTCATCTTCCGTGAGTGCCAGGACGCCATCGCTGTCGCGACGTCCCACCGCCATCTGCCGGCGCTCAAGATCGAGCCGCTGCCTGCTGCGGCCCTGTTGGACGTGCTCGTCACCGCCCCGATCCTCGAGAAGATCGAGCTGCATCGCAACGGCGCGGTCCAGTCGGAGCCCGACGACTACTCCTTGGACATCAACACCGGGTTCGTCACCTTGGTCGCGCCCACTGTCGGCCTCGAGCGCTTCCTCGTCTTCCGGGAGATCAACATCTAGTGCCCCTCTCCGGCATTGGCTGGGGTCACAACCCCTACGGGCACCCGCATGGGGGCACCCCCTTCCAGCAGCCTGGCGGGGGGCCGTACCAGATGGGGGTCGGTTACGGCATCGGCGACTGGGCCGAGGAGGTGACCTGGCGGATCATCCCCGAGTTCTACCGAGACGAGGACGGTTCCGAGGGCTTGGTGCCCGAGCCCCTGCGCGGGTTCATCGACGCGATCAAGCCTCTGCTCAACGGCCTCATCAAGCAGTGGCGGCTCTTTCCGTCCTTGTGGGACGCGACGCTCACGCCGATCGACCAGCTCCCCGCGCTTGCGCATACGGTTGGGATCCAGCCGCTCGACACGACTAAGCCGGAGCAGCTCCAACGATCCGAGGTCTTGAATCAGGCGTTCCTGATTCTGAACAAGGGCACCGACCTCGGCTACACGATCCTCGCTGCGTTCGAGAACCTCCTCGTCGAGATCATCCCGTTGTGGGCGGAGGACAAGCTGCCGGGCGCGGCGCTCATCGTCGATCCTGTGCTCGAGTTCACGCCGCACTTCGACGACATCCCCGCAGACGACCTCCCGCTCGACATCACCTTCACGGATCGGTTCGCGATCTGGCCGAGGCCGCTGTTCTACGGAGAGGTCTGCCGGACGCACAAGCTGCGGCTCGTCTTCTATCCGACGGACAACCCCACCCAGGACTTCGACCCAGACGTGGCGGAGCGCGTGGCTGAGCGTCTGCTGCGCTTCAAGCCGATCCACGTCGAGATCGACCGGATCACCTTCGACGGGCTGCGGGCCTCGAGCCAGGTCTGGGTGCTGGACGACGTGGTGGGGGACAGTACAGCCGTGGGATCATGGGCCGGTCCCGTGGTCGCGGAGAGTCGAGCAGCCAGCCAGGTCTGGGTCCAGGCCGTCGCCGCGGACACGGTGTAGGAGAGTTCATGGCCAAGGCACTGGCATTCAAGCGAGACACGCAGGAGGTGGTGGAGATCGACACGATCAACAACCGCTTCCAGGCGCTCGGTGTGGCGATCGCGGGCGCGGAGACGACTGTCGCCTTCCCAGGCCGCTCTCAGAACATCATCGCGGTCTACCGCGGCGATCCGTACCTCCTCTACCTGCACAACACCAACGAGATCCGCCTGTCGGTCTTCACCGCGGGCGCGTGGGCCGACGTCGCTGGTTTCACGGCGATCGTCAGCGCTGGCGGCGACATGACGCCGACGGCGCTCCACGTTGTGCAGGACTTCTTGGTCGCCGTCTGCCAAGAGAGTGACTCCGCCGGCGTCGACAAGATCATCGCGCGGCGGAGCGCGGACGGGATCACGTGGGCCGCCGTCGTCACCAAGCTCATGCCCACGCAGCCGGTCACCAACCAAGGCGGGGCCAGCCTCACGTGGCGCAACGCCCTGTTCGTGTCGACCGCGGACGGGATCGTGTTCTACGACGCGGTGGCCAACACCTGGGCCGCCGCCTTCGACACAGGTAACGACGC